GAATTGGAATTTTAATGAAGTATCTCTTAAAAACATAGCTATTCCAAAAGACATAACTAAATCATCATTATATCCTGTTTGAGCTTCTGGTCTTCCATTTTTCCAAATAAATACCTTCATTTCTTCTAATAAACGTTTAGATTGAATTGTTGTACTTCTATCCCCTACAAATTCTCTAAACTTATTAATACATAAAGGTCGAGTTCTCATTGACATAGTAAATCCAGGTGTCATTTCACTATTACCTTCGTATACTTTTAAATAAGATTCTGCCGTTACTGTATCTGATTTTGGGGAATAATATAAATTTTTATATTGTCTTTCTATAATAGCATCTAAGGTTGCCCAACCTATGTTAGCATTTTCTACTACTAACATAGCATTATTATATTCTGTTGCTAATCCTGTAAGAAAATATCCAAACTCTTTAGGAGGCATTTGTCCTTTATATTCTGCTACTTGAACATTTGTTTCAATATCAATTACATGACATGCAGAAAAATCTTTACTATCACCTCTAGCTACATCAGCTACAACCATATAATCTCTTGAATAATCTGCTGGTTCCCAAATCCATAGATTTTGATCTACTCCTCTTCTTTCTAAAGGATCTTTAATTGTTGTTTCTTTTATAAATTCTAACCATTCAGAATAAAAAACTATATCACCTGATGTACTAAAATCACAATCACACTCTTGTGCTGCTATTCTAGGATCACCTAATAATTCATCTTGTCTTTTTCTCCATTCTTCATCTCGTTCAGGATGAACAAACCAAGGTAATTTAATAGGTAAAAATTCATTTTCTTGAGCTTCTGCTTTTACCCAAGTTTGATGAAACCATCCTCCTGTTCCATATGGTGTACTTAATGCAATACATCCTCCTCCTGTTGCTAATGTTTGTTGTGCTGATGCCCAAATTTCTCCAATATTTTCAATAAAAGCAGCCTCGTCAATTAACAATAAAGAAACGGCTTCGGATCTACCAGCATCACTTGAAGCTGATGTTGCCTTAATTTGTGAACCATTTGTTAATCTTAATGTTAATTTATTATTTTCTAAATAATCTATTTTTAACCATGAAGGTAAATTTTCATACATAAATTTTACCTTAGTTACCATATTTTTAGCTGTTTCTTGTTTTGTAGCTATACATAACACATTTTTATCTTTATGAAAAATCATCATCCATAATGAAAATGCTGCTGTAAGGGTAGATATACCTAATTGTCTTGATTTTAAAATTATTGAATATGGGTTATCCTTAAATAAACCTAATACTCTTTCTTGAAAAGGGTATAAATTAAATTGTATTCTACCTCTTTGGGGATGTTGAATATAGCAGTACTTTTTCATAAAATGTACAGGATCTTTTGCACATTTTATATATTCTTGTCTTATTATTTTTTTTAAGTCTGCCATATAAGGATTAATTACCTAATTGTCCTGCTAAATATATTGCTGTTGACGTTCCTACAACACCACAAACTACGCCAAACCATCTTTTATTATACCATTTATCAGTTATTTTTAACCGATCTTCATATAATTTAATTTGATCATTTAATAAAATTATTTTATCAGATTTAAGTTTTAATAAGGTATCATTCTGCAAACTTAAAGTTTTATATTCTACAAGTTGTAATTCTAAATCTGAAATTAATATAGTTTTTATTGAATCTTGATATTGTAATGTATCAACAGCTAGAAAAAATGCATCTAGTTCAGATTGTGGTATTTTTACTATTTTATCTTGGGCAAAGCAATTTAACGAAATTACTGATGCTAATATAAATAATATTTTTTTCATTATTTTTTACTTCTATATTTTTTTTCAAAATCAGATATTGTTTTTTTAGCTGATTTAGTTGATTTTACTTTCTTTTTTGTATCTTTTATTTTTTTATCTTGCTTAACAATTTTTTCTTTTGTTTTTTTCTTTTCTTGTTTAACTTTTTCTGTTTTCTTTTCTATATCTTTAATCTTATTTTTATTATCTTTAAGATCTTTTTTAAATTGTTTTTTACTACCTTTATTAGCTGTTAATGCTAAAATTCCTACTATTAATGCTCCTATTCCAGCTAATATTTTCCAAATTTTTTTCATAATTATTATTCGAGCATAGATTCAAGCTCTTTTTTTATTTTTGTTAATGTTAATAATCTATTTTTTAAATTTTCTTTTTCATCACCTTCTGATTTTTTCCATCTATTTGCTGTAGATTTTAATTCAGAAGAAACTTGTTGTAATTTACGTGCTAATACTGCTACCGAATCTTTAGATGCTCCTTTTAATTGTGATGATGTAGGTTCATCTTCATCTTCTTTCATCATAGCTTTACTTAAATCTTTTTCTAAATCTATGCTTCTTTCTAATTCATCATTATAAGCATCTAATGCTTTTGTATTTTTTGAAATATCCTTATTTTGTTTCTTTTTTGCATCTGATGATGCTTTTGCTGCTGCTTTTTCTTGTGTATTAACTTCAGATAAAATTGAAATTATTTCTTTTTTTATTTCTTTTTTTAATTCAGATAGTCTCATTATATTTTTATTTATAAATATTATGAAAATATTGTTTCTTTAATTTTATTTATCCGTTCCTCCGTAGTACCTTTAATTTCTACTACTTTACCAGGCATTAACCTATGCATTCCTAATATAGAAGATATTTTTTGATGAATTGATAATCTATAATCTTCATTTGTTTCTCTTACTCCATTATCTTCCATCGGTACAGATAAATCAGTTATATGAAATATAACATCATATTCTTTTATAAGATGCCATAAAACTCCATTTATATGTTGTTTTTCAGCTTTACTCATTGATTTAGATAATTCACAAAAAGCCATAACATCAATAATAGTCCTATCTGTTATCATTTTTTCTTGCATTAATTCAGCTGCTCTTTCAGCTGCAAATACTAATTGACCTTTTAATGTTGAATCTGTATTTAAAGGGATTCCTAATGAACTTAAATATTTACTACGTTCTGTAGCAAATTTATAATCTTTAAATTCATCTAATTTTTTTAATTCATTAACTAATGTAGTTTTACCTACACTCATTGTTCCACATAAACCTATTTTCATAATTGTATTTTTTTAATAATATAAAAAATTTTTTTAATAAAACCTAATTTAATGTCTAGCTCCTTTCATTGCAGGATTTTTGTACCAAGGTAAACCTTCTCTACCTTTTCGTATTTCTTTCCATACTTCTATTGGGTATTTTATTCCATTTAAGTAATATTCTTTTACTTTTTGTTCTTTATTAATTATAGCAGGTCCTTCAAAATTGTGAATTTTAAATTCATCTTTAATTTGTAAAGTATGTATTTCAGTTAAACTTCCATCTTTTTCTCTCTTTTTAAGGATTCGTTCTTTAATAAGTGGTTCGGTAACGATTTTTTTTCTTGGCATTCTTTTTGGTTTTTGATTAAACTTTCAGCTACGTAAGTTCCTTGTGCACCCGATACTGTAATACCTCTTGCACTTAAGGCATCACCTACAAAATGTACATTTGAAAATTCTGTAAGTGATAAGTCTTTATAATTTACTAAAGGTTCAGGAGATAAATATTTTACCTCAGGAATATAGATTCCCCAATCATCTTTTAATGTAGGAAATACTTTTTTCATATCATTAATGAAATCTTCTATATATTTAAAATAACCTTTAAAAGCATCTCTAACATCTTCCAAACTATCTTCACCAATATAATGAGCTTTTACCCAATCACCTTCTGATGTTTTTGATTTATCTTTTCCTATAGGACTATAATATAATCCTGCTTTATATTTTGCTGCAAATCTACCAATAGCTCTACCTCCGCTATATCCTTCTCCTTGTACAATTGATACTTTATTTACTTTATCAACTAATTCTCTAGACCAAGTAAATGGATTTTTAATACCTCTAATTTCCATTAAAATACCAAAATTAGTCATATCATTTTTATATTTAGGATCTTTTTTAGCATGACCATTGTAACTATAATCCCCATATGTTTCTTCTAATGCAACATAAGCAGCATTATTATTAGTACAAAATGATCTTAATGATACACCTTCATCATCAAATTTTCTATATAATTTAAAATCATAACTAACATCAATTAATTTTTGGAAGTGTTTTTGTGGTGCTTCAAATCGAACACCTATTTGTACAGGTTTTGCTTCTGTTGGTAGTTTATAATTTTCAGCTAATTGTTTTCCGAAGTCAATTCCTGATTTACCTACACCAAATATAAGTTTATCATATTTAAAACTAAGTTCATGTTTAGAACCTAAACCACAATATACTTCTTGATTATCAAAATCAATATCCCCAACTTTAGTTTCCCAAATAAATTCTACACCATTATCTACCAAATAATTATACCAATTTTTACCTATTTCATGTAAATAATCAGTCCCAACATGCCATACAGGGAATAATCTTAAACCAAAATAAGGTTTAATAAAATCAGGTTCTGCTACTGGATTAGAACATTGTACTTCTTCTGGTTTAGGATGAAATCTTTTAAAATTATTAATAACTTGATCCATTAATTCCATTGCTTTTTCTTCTCCACAATATTTTGATAAATGTCCTCCTATTGAAGTATGATATGTTAATTTACCATCAGACCAACCACCAGCACCTAACATACCTGTCATTACTTCTTCAGGTAATCTATTATATGGATCTTTACCCATATCAATAATTGTTATTTTTCCTTCAAAGTTATTATCTACTAATTTAGTAGCAGCATTAATTCCTGCTACTCCTGCTCCTACAATTACTACTTTAGTCATTTCTAATTTATTTTATTATTAAACATACAAAAAGAGAGCTGGGTCTCCAAAATGAGGCCACAGCTCTCTAAAAAAAATTTAAATCGTTCGGCTATGAATCGAACTATATATTAACAATTACAACAAGTGCATTCGCAACTTGTTCCACATTTACATTTTTGACAATTACACATATTTTTATTTATTAAAAGTATAAATTTTATCACCTAATTCTTTTCCAACTACTGGTATTAATTCATCCCATGTCATTTTTACTTTAACATCAGTATTTTTTACATTTGAACCTGCTGTTTTATATAATTTAGATAATAATTCAGATCTTGTTTTTTCATCAGCTTTATTCCAATCTTTATCTTGAAATTCAAATTCTTCGTCAGATGGTGTTTCAACAGAAACATTATTTTTACTACTCCATGCCATTACTT